TAGCAATTCGCTCTCTTGATCGTGATCGACAATCGGCTTCAACTCAATGCTTTCAACAATTTGAGTTCTGTACTGACTGTACATTAAAGGTTGCTCGACTTTGAAACGAGCGCTATCAAACTTTTTATATTCTCGCTTGATAACATTCATTTTATGTTCAAGACCTTTGAGGACTTTTTCCTCGCCAACAAAAGACTTAACGATTGTCTTTTGCTCTTTCAACTTCGAACTAATGAAGTTATTTAGAATAGTTAGTCTAACTAACTTGTCTATTTCTTTCTTTTTGTTCATGTTGCCTCCTTTGGCTTTTGTATGAACATTCAGTTAATGTGATGTATTCTGCTAGTAGATCATCACGCCTTTTACAACTAGCTATCATGTTCATATTATTAATATAGTGATATCCTAACTAATTACAAGTAGTTATTAAACAAAGTTGTGGATAACTTTTTCACACGAATCTTCGTCAGCAACCCAGCGCACGCCGTAGCTCAGGGACTTACTATAGCCTAATGCTTAGGGGTTAGAGGCGAATGGAGAATGGAGAATCCACGAGAGCAAAAACCAAAACATCTTCGCCATCAGGATCCAGCAGCTCACGCTGATGACTTCCCCGAATGCTTTACCTATACCGAAAGGTATTTTGGAAATGGAGATTGCCAGCATAGCCACAGCCAGGCAGGCAATCCCGAAAGTTAATAGGAACGATGGCACTAAGTAGCTTCACCTAATGCAGTTTTTATTTCTTCTAGGCACTCATTGGTCTCCTTGTCTTCTTTCTCTGCAATGACCTCACGACACACATCTTCGCATGCCCACCACGCCAGCAGGTTCCTGAACTGATCGTCAGATCCTACATCATCGGCACCGTTAAACGTTGCGATGAAATGGAGAACGCTGTCGCTTCCAAAGTCTGACCACGAGTCCCACAGCCTCTGCCATATTTCTTCTTTGTATTTTTCATAGAACGCACAACTGTCTGCGTAGTAAATCAACTCAGAGACAACGCCCCCTGAGCAGCCGTGCAGGACGACCTCTGCAACCTGTCCCTCGTCCAGGTTGTTAAGGATCCAATCTTTAATGGAGTCTTCCTTAAATTCAACTGGCATCAATATAATCCTCTCTTATATCTTCAACGATGCAGAGCATGACCTGAAGATCATAGTCTGTCAGCTCTGTCCCGTTAGTTAGTTCTTGTATTTGTGAATGCAAAAGCTCTAGCTTTTCATGCTTCGTGATGGACTTGTCGCCCCACTCAACGGACATTGTAAAACCTCTCTTGAACTTCTCTAAGACTCACGAACCAGGGAACACGGACCCAACCGTGCTTCTGTAATAATATTTGAATGATGTGATCGTATTTATAATTTTCCATCTTCTTCTCCTTTGTTTAGTGTGCGTGATCATCAATCCCAAACTTCACACGCCACCCTCTACGGGGATTGGGCTTACACTTTTAGTAAGAGCAAATGAGTGTACAAGACTAACAAGTGCGACCCAGTACACCCACAGTCGCCAGTGTTTAGATGCTCTTTGTGTGAGCGTGCAGGTCTGGTCCCGTGCGCTTCATCCTGCTTTCTGCCTGTTTCAGCAGACCAGCCACTCACTACGATTCAGGATCTCGAGTCATTACGGCAACTACCTGAACCTTTTATATATATAGTCCCATTATGTTGGGATGTCAAGAGGTAAAAGATTTTTTTGTAAACCTGCTGTACCAGCAACTTCCTGCCTGGGACGCCTGAACTATGTCTGGTATAGGGCTTAGGTGAAAGGGCAAAAGGGGAATGGACAATGGAAATTGCTTCGGGGGAAGTTGGGTGGTGAGCCGAGGACTTCGACTCACCGATTGTTTCGTTTGGCTAACTAAACAAAGAAGGAATATTTATGCAGTAGCATAATCCAACTCCTGAGTCAAGCGTCAGGATCCCAGCTCCCGGGTCTGCAACTACCATCTCCTGCCTGGGACGCTGTCAGGTCTTTTATGTAATGGGCAATGGACGAAGGCCTAAGGGTAATGGACTAATGGAGCTTGGTGCTTGTCCTGCTGTCAGGAGTCCAGGAAGACAGCATCAGCAGGAGCTGCTCCCAGCCCTGAGTCCTGGATCCGGGGACAATGGAACATAGTGGAGGCTTATCCGCAATGGACGATGGATCACGGACAATGGAGCCTGAGAATAATTTAAGGGTCTTCGAAAGAGGGTCTTTGGCAAGTACGAATACAGGGCAACCAGCAGAATAATGCCTGTGAATCCACGCAATTTGATGTGCACTAAAGTTTAATTTATTATTGGTTATTATTTTAAGCTCTAGCCAAAAGCCTCGTTTATAGAATCCAAATAGATCGGGAATACCCAACCCTGATGTAGCTTCAATTCTTGTCCAAATTATTGATTTTGTGTTATTTTTTAGTTGTTTCCAGAGATTCTTTTCTTCCGCCATGTTGTATGATCCAGCACCTTTCTTCATCTAAATCAACCATCAATAACTCGACCTTCAATTTCTTTTGTAATGGAGTCAGCACTCGGTTAATTCTCCTGCCTTTTTTCTTTCCATTTGCATACTTCAATGACGTTTTTACGTCGTATAAATGGACTTTACCTTTCTTGTCAATGGCAACAAGATCGACACAACCTGTGTCATGAATCGTCTTGAATACCAGATTCCCCTTCTTCAATAAGTATGTCATCGCCAGGCTCTCCGACAGGTGTCCCTTCAGATGCGTCATGGTCAATAATTTCATACTCCCCTTGAATGGATAACTTTTTTCGAAGTTCAATTAACTTATCCTCAACCTCTCCTACCGACATAGAATCAATCGTGCCATGCATGACTTCTTTCCTGTCAATATATAATCCAGCCACCATACCTCGATACTTTTCAGCAGCAATAGCACCAGTAAAATTACCAGCTTTCTCTGCTGAATCTCTCAGTTCAGCTAGCTTTTGTATGTGTGATTTATAGGAAATGGAATATCTCCTGTTAAGTTCAGCCCTTCTTCGTTCTATTTCTGCAACCACATGTGGATAGTATTTTGGGTTTTGTAGTTGACTTGCAATGACTGTAGCACCAGATTCTGCGAACCCAGCATCCAAAGCACATTGTCTTGCACTCTGAATTGTGCCCTTTTCGATGAAAATATTGACAAATTTCATCTGTTTTGGGGTCAATTCGAGCATTTTTACGTCTTTTTTAGGCATAATTTTGACCTCCTTTTTGAGGTGCGGTGTCAAAAAAGCTATATTTTTCAACAAACCGTGTCATCTTGTAAACCAACGACATACCCCCGTATGACAACTTATTTACAGAGATAAGCCTTGATATATATATATTTTTACTACTTTGTAAATATGTAAACCAATTTCTAACTTTTCGCACAAGTTTAGATTTAATTTCTGTAGAATAATGTATATTGGAATTATGAGATTGGTCCGTGTTTCGTGGCTCGATACCGTTGAGCATCCGTCTGGTTGGTATGATCCTGAAGACCTTGATAAATTGGAAGATGCTTGTTTGGTCCATAGTTATGGGCTCCTGATCAAAGAAACAAAAAAATCAATTACTATCGTAGCGGACTTTATTCCAGGTACAAAAGAGTTTGGTCGGTCGACCGTGATCCCTAGGGGAATGATAGAAGAAATAGTAGACATTTTCGATCCTACTAATTAAGTGTAGCAATTCCTCCGTTGGCAAAATTTTGTCTTTGAGCCGCAGCCAATGCTTCACTATGAGTTTTTCCAGGAATTTGAATTACAGCGTTATAAACTTGTAGTTGTAAGGGAGACAAACCACTAATTGAACGCTCACCTGAGTCAGGAATAGAACCTGAAGCCTGTGGTTTATCGAATTGACTTTCACCTTTAAACAAACCAATACCTTTATCAAATAAACTTTTTCCTATATCAACAGCTTTCATTGCCAAACCAGCACCAGGTATAAAAGATAAGGGACTAATGCCACTCATCATTCCTGGTGTTGATTCCATGTAAGACATATTTCTATTTTGACCCACGGGAAAAGGGCCTTGAAAATTTTGATCAGGATATTTTAAACTATCGTAGCCAGTAAATGCTCTAGAAATGTCACCACCTAATTGACCTAAAGTAGGAGCAGATGCGGTCATCTCAGGTAGTAACATTGATAATAGTTGTTTACCAGAAGCGTCACGGACAATCGTGTCCCCACCCATAAAACTAAAACGAGGAACACCATCAGGTCCAATAAAAAATTTTCCACCCGCAGCAATACCTTGGTTCAACATTCTCATGCGATCAGCGTATCTGTCATAGTTTACAGGTCTGCGATATTTAGA